AGTACCGCGAAGTCTACCGGTTCCCCGAAGAGATGATCTGGCAGACGCGGAACGGCATTGACCTGTCGCTCTTTGCGGGTGTCTGCGAGCCCTCCGAGCATCGCGATCGGCGCCTGTTGGTGTACGGGGCGCGCCCTGAGCGCGGCCTCGATGCGCTCCTCGACTACGTGTTCCCGGCACTCCTGAGCAAAGATCCGGACCTTCGCCTGGCCATCTGCACCTATGGCAATGAGGTCGCGCATCTGCAGGGCTTCTATGGGGCGCTGCGCGAGAGGATGGGGCAATTCGGCGACCGCGTGATGAAGATGCCGTCGCTGGCCAAGAAGGAATACTACCAACTGCTTGGCCGGGCTGGCGTCTACGTCTACCCGACGCCGTCGCCGACGCAGCGCGCGTTTTCCGAGGTGAGCTGCATCACGGCGATGGAATGCCAGGCCGCCGGGCTCCCGATCGTGGCGAGTGCCCGCGGGGCCTTGCCCGAGACGATCGACCGCAACGCGGGCGTTCTGATCGACGGGGACCCGACCTCCGAGGCCTCCGTCGAGGCCTTCTGCGACGCCGTGCTCCGCTTTGTGCGGGATGGCGATGCGTGGCGCGATGCCTCGGAGGCCGGCAAGAAGCAGGCGCTGGGTATGGACTGGCAGGCCGTCGCCAGAGAGTGGAGCGACGCCTTTAGCCAGTTCATCTATGAGCGGAACGACTCGCCAAGCCGGCTGGTGCGTCACTTCATCCGGCGCTCGGATATCACGGCGGCGCGCGAGCTCGTCACGTCGGTCCCCGATGAGACGGAGCGCGCCGAGCTCGTGAAGACTCTCAGCGAATGGGACTTCGCGACGGCGGGACCGGAGGAAGTCAAGGAGCAATACGAGCGGATCGGGAGGACGCATACCGATGTCTTCCGACAGACTCCCGACGAGCCCCGCTTCCATCTTCTGGAGCAGTGGCTCCGCGATCGTCCTGAAATTCAGCACATTCTTGATTACGGCTGCGCTCATGGCAGTTATGCGATCAATCTTGCGAACCGACTTGGCCGCTCGTGGGTCGGCGTCGACATTGACCGCTACTCGATCAACTGGGCGATCCGGAACAAGGAATCGCGCCAGACGAACCCGGACGCGAAGCTCGACTTCCGGCTCGGCACGGCGGACGACGTCAACCTGAGCGATGTGGCCCCGTTTGACTGTGCCATCGCCTTCGAAGTCGTTGAGCATCTGACCGACCCCGCGGCAACGATCGACCAGATTGAGCGCTGGGTGAAGCCGGATGGCCACGTCGTCATTACGGTGCCGTTCGGGCCGTGGGAGTGGATGTCGTATCGGACCTATCCGCACCGGGCGCATCTGTGGGAGTTCGATCTGCACGATCTGCGCGACCTGTTCGGCGGGAAGAAGGACCTGAAGATCACGGCGGTGACGGCGGGTCGCTGCGAAGACCTCGGCGAGCCACTCGGCTGGCATCTCGTCGAGTACCGGGTTGACGGGACGCCGACCGGCACGATCAACATGGCGCGCAAGCTGCGCCTGCAGCGGCCACGTCAGACCGTGACGGCCCTGATGATCGCCGGGCCAGATTCAGAGCAGACCATCGGATGGGCGTTGGCCCCCGTGCGCGACCTCGTCGACGAGATCGTGATCGGCGACTGCGGCATGAGCGATATCGCGCGCGGCGTCGCCGAGAGCTACGGCGCGCGCCTGGTGCCGGCGGCCAATCCCATCAGCGACGGCTTCGAGACGCCTCGGAATGACGCGCTGAAGCACGCGCGCATGGATTGGGTGCTCTGGTTCGACACCGACGAGCGCCTCGTCAACGGCCCCGAGCTGAACAAGTATCTGCACGCGAACATCTTCAGCGCGTATCAGATCCATCAGCACAACTTCTCGTGCGACGCGCCGCATGAAAGCATCCCGGCGGTGCGCGTGTTCCGCCGCGCGCCGCGCGCGGACGGCCAGACGATGCGCTGGTTCGGGATGATTCATGAACACCCCGAGTACGCGCTGAACGAGGGGCCTGGCCTCACGATCATTCTGCGGGACGTCCATCTGGCCCACGTCGGCTATATCAGCCTCGCGGATCAGAAGGGGCGATTCAACCGGAACAAGCCGCTGCTCGTCAGGGACTTTCACAAGTACCCGGAGCGGCGCCTGCAGAAGCACATTCTCTGCCGCGACCTCGTCCAGCAGTCGATCTTTGAGCTCGCGTCGAACGGGCAGAAGGTCACGCCTGAGATCGAGCAGATGTGCCGTTCGGTCATTGACATCTATCGCGAGCACTTCCTGGGCCATGAGACCTACATGAACGCCGACACCCTGCCGTATTACTCCAAGGCGCTCATGATCCTCGGCGAAGGTGTCGACGTCGCCTTCTCGGTGAATGCCGCGAAGGACGACGCGCAGCCGGGAAGAATTATCCAGGCGCGCTTTGGGTCCTACGAAGAGGCCGAGAAAGAAATGCAGTGGCGGCTCAAGTCGACCATGACCCCCTACCTGAGCCAGTACTGGTAAAGACGCCATGGCCTACAGCACGATGGACAAGCTCGCCAAAGCGTATCCCGATCAGGCCGCCGTCGAGGATCCGAGCCTCGCGGCGTGGGCGCTCACGATGGCCGATGCCGAGATCAACGCCTATGTGGCGAAGCTCTACACGCTGCCGCTGGCGTCAAATCCGCCGCTGCTCGAGCAGATCGCGAACGACATCGCGGCCTATCTCATCCTGACGGCGCGACCGTTCTCGAGTCCGCCGCGGCCGTTCACGACTCCCCAGGAAGCGTCGACGACCACATGGCAGGCCCGCTATAACGCGGCGATCGCCATGCTGGTGAAGATCGGCGATGGGGACATGGTCCTGGTCGGCGTCGACGGGTCCCTGATTAGCCAGTCGTCCGATAGCTTTGCGGCCACGTCGAACACGATGAACTACGTGCCGACGATGGGCGAGGGGCCAGACCAGACGTTTACGGTTGACCGCAACAAGATCGACGCGGAACTGAGCCGCCGCACGTGATCAAGCTCGAGGCCGACGTCACCTTCGCGAGCACGATCCCATCGAATGCTGACGTGCGTCGTGAGTTCACGGCGGCCATGAAGCTCTGGGTTGCCGATATCGTTCGCAAGGCGAAAGACAACCTGAGCGGCCGAATGCTCCGCTCCCGATCCGGCGAGGGCGTGCGCTCGGTGAAGGGCCGCGTGACGTCGACGCAAGATGGCGTTCGGGGCGTGGTCGGGACGCCGCTCTTCTACCTGCGAATCCTGCATACCGGCTTTCCGGCGCAGGAACTGACGACGAAGAAGAAGGGCTTCACGATCCTGCAGAACGGCCACTTCATCCGCGTGAAGTCGATTCAGCATCCGGGCGTGTCGCCCAGGCCGTGGCTGCAGGACGCGACGGAGCGCAGCATCGAAGGCGGCAAGAAGGCGTTCGAGATCGCGCTGCGGAACCTCGGAAAGCAGATAAGCAATGGCTGAGCCGCTCGAGGAGCAACTGCTGGCGGCCATTGTCACGGCCCTCGAATCGATGACGGGCACCCGCTATTTCGGCAGCGAGTATCCGAATATTCCGGTCGTTGGTCGCGACCCGGTCCTCGTGAATGGTCTTGCGAGCTTCCCGTATCTGGCGGTCTATACGGCCGGCGGCGGCTACACGCTCGGCGAGGGCGAAGAGGGGCTCGTCACGACCGGCGGCGGCCTCGGCTATGAGAATCGCTTCTCCTTCTTCCTGGCCGGCTTTGTCCAGCCGACGTCTCAATTCTCGGGTGACACGTGGCGCCTGCGATTGCGCAAGGACGCGCTTGACACCATTGCGAAACTCACGGCCCCGCTCAACACGCTCCCGCAACTCCGGAGCATTTACCCGGACGGCGAGAGCGAGTTCGATGACGGGGAGCTGAACGGTATCCGGCTATTCACGCAGCGCTATCGCGCCACCTTTGACGATGTGCTGGCGATTCCGTAGGAGGCCATTGGCATGAATGTCCCGAGGGTCATTAAAGGTCAGATTGCGATGAAGGTGGAGGTGACACCAGGCACCGACGTCTTCGCGGGCACCTATACGAGCGCGGACATCATTCCGGTGATCGCCGACTCCATCCGCTATAGCCAGGACCCGAACGAGATCCCGAACATGATGACGGCCGGCCTGATGGGGCGTGCGCCGTCGATCCTCGGAGCCACGCTCGCGCGCGTGGACTTCTCGACATACTTCCGCGGTGCCGGCGCAGCCTATGACGATTCGCCAGAAGTGGTCCCCACGACCATTGATCGGCCGCTGCGATGCTGCCGGATGGGCCGGACGTTCACGAATCCTCCGCCGGCCTCGCCAAGCTCGCTGACCTATGCGCCGACGGACACGGAAGAGAGTTTCACCCTCTACATCGTCGATGACGTGCCGAGCGGCAATGCCCATTCGATCCAGATGGTGGGCTGCATCGGGACGCATAGCTGGTCGATCACGGCCGGCGGTGTCATGCGCTTCGATTTCACGATCTTCGGCGCGCTCGAGGAGATGGCGGATATCAGCTATGTCGCCGGCACGCTGACCAACACGCCAGCCTATCCGACCTTCAAGAGCGCGGCGTTTCAGATTGGCTCGGCGAACTACGCGCCACGGTTCCGCGACATCTCGTTTACGCAGAATGCCACGGTGCGGCCGGTGCCCGCGCCGAATGCGTCTTCGGGCGTCGCGGGGTTCGCCACGATGGACCGCGAGCCTCGGCTGACGTTCGATCCGGAGATGGATCGCCAGGCCAACTCGGGGTGGTGGGCGATGCTGCGCGATGGCGCGCCGATGAACGACTGCACCTTCAAGGTGGGCGTGGCTGGCGGCTCGCCGGGCTGGAATCAGATCAAGATGCGCTTTCCGTCGAACGGCTCAAGCGCGCAGTTGCAGTTGACCTCGCAGACGCGCTCGAGCCGCGATGGGCTTGTCACGCTTCCGAGCACGCTGCTCGCGACGCTGGCCACTGGCAACGACGACTTCAGCTATCTGCTGGACAACGTGTAAAGGGGGCCGCATTGGCGTACAAGCCGCTCGACGTCAACAAACTCCGGGCTGCGACTGAGAAGTGGGTCCGGCTTCCGGAGCTCTCCGCCATGTTGGGCGAAGACGCCCAGGTCAAGATCCGGCGCGTCTCCCGTCTCGAGTACCTCCGCCGCGTCCCGATGCCTCCGGAAGAATCCAAGGACTGGAAGAATGAGGACGCGCACGAGCGTGAGGTGGCTTGGTTCGCGGCGTTGCCGGCGGACCAGAAGCGGGAGCGCGAGGACCAGATGACGGAGGCCCTCTATACCACGGTGGCGTCGGCCATCCTCGAGCCAGCCATGACCGTGGCCGACGTGAAGCGCCTGGGCGACGACGCCTATGTGATCTTCTCCGAGATCAGTGCCTTCTGGACCGCCGGGGCCAAGGCCGCGAGTAACGGCGGGGCCGAGCAGTCTGCGGAGCCCGTGGCCGCCTAAAATGCTGGCCGACTTCCCGGTGGCTGTGATGTGGGAAGGCGAGCGGATGATCGTCATCTGCCGCGACGTGCCGACCGCCGTCTTCTTTCACGGGTATCCCAATGTACCGCCGGGGACTCAGTGCAGCGAGAAGCAGGGCCATGCCGAGCGCCACGAAGAGCTCTTGAAGATGCTCGAGTGGAGCCATGAACTGCTGACGCGAGTTGCCGTGAATCCGCAGCTCACGCTCGAAATGGTCCACCGCCTGGACGACTCCGCCTTCGAGGCCGCGCTCTCGTACTGCTACGCCGTCGGCTGGTTCACGGATAAGGACGTTGATGGCTATTGCGCCATCGATGGTCCGTTGGGCGAAGCGGCCCGACGATACCGTCAGAGTTTCGGGGCGCTCTCGGCGGAAATCTTGCCCGCTCCCGTGAGCGTTGAGCCTCGCGTCGACGTCGCGCATATGCCGTTCGTTGGCCAGATCGCGCCGAACATCCGACAGAAGATCCGCATGCTCGCTCAGCGCTGCCGCGTGCGGCCCTCGGCTCTCTGGCAGTCACCGATCAGCGAGACGATGCTCGACTACCGTCTCATGATCGAGGACGCCATCGAGGCGCAGAAGACGCAGGGCCGTCCCGGTCGCCCGGCTGAGCTGTACGAGATGGGTGGCATCGAGGAGTACGACGAGATTGGCTAACACCGTCGAAGTCGTCCTCAAGGCGCGCAACGAGGCCTCGCAGACCTTCAACCAGTTCGGGAAGGAAGCCGGCGAGGTCGCGCGGGCCGCCCGCACGATGGCCGGCGACTTCGTCTCCGTCATCAATCCGGCGATGGGCAACTTTGCCGGGGCGATGGTTGCCGCGACGCGCGAGGCTCGTAACCTCAGCGTCGGTATGGGGACGATGCTGGTTGGCGCAACGGCCCTCGGGGTTGGGCTGACCACGATCACCGGGCTCCTGCGCGAAGCCGCGTCCCGCCAGGTGCAGCTCAATGAAGCTGTCCGGACCTTCGCGCCTGGTCCGCTCCTCAGCAACATTCAGGACCTCAAGCGCGAGATGGGCGAGCTCAAGGCGCTCGAGCAGAGCGGCTTCTTGGGTCGGATCCTATCGTTCTTCTCGAAAGGTATCTCGGGACTCGGCGGGCTCACGGGCCTTGGGCGTGGTCCGGCTGAGATAGATATTCAGAAGCAGCGGCTCGCCTATGAGCAAGCGGCTGGGCCTGGGCGCGAATCGGAGCTCCTCGGGATATCCGGTGATCTGGCCAAGCTCGCGCAGCAGCGGGCCGCGCTCTATGGGACCCCGGCGGAACAGTTCGCGGCGATCAACGAGATCACCCGCGGCGAGACTCGTCGAGCCGAGATCGCGCGTGACCAGGCCATCCTGCAAGGTCCTGGCACGATGGGCTTTCGCGAGCATCAAGAGGCTATCTTTGCCGGCCGCTCACGACTCTTCGGCGGGCAAGCCGGCCTCGCTCGTCGTCAGATCAGCGATGCGCTGTTCGAGCGCTTCTATCTCGGCGGCGGTGAGGAGCAGTACCAACCTGGTCAGGGCCTCGAGCAGGTGTCGGCCGGGATGGCCGCCAGCGCGCCGATTGATATCAGCCGGGCGCAGCAGATCGGCGAGGACATCCGGCGGCAGATCATCGACGA